GCCGCCTGCACCCAAGGCGCCGGCACCAACTCATGCGCCTGTGCGCATGGAACCGCAGCTCGACGCTGCTCCCGTTGTGACCGGATTCGGTGGCAAGAAGGCACCGCCGCCGGCTCCTGAACCTGAGATCTGAGGAGGTGTGAGATGAACACTTTGATTTTGATTCGCATGTTGGTGACCGCAGTCGCCAGCCTGGTGCTGGCCTTCAACGTCCACGCTGGTGGCGAGATGAAGAAGGTCTGCCGGATGGAGAAGGACAAGGCCGGCAAAGAGAAAGAAGTCTGCCGCGAAATGAAGGTACACAAGAAGCTCGAAGGCAAAGCCGTGCCAGCCAAATGAATCTTCTCTATACCGGTGCCGCGGTCGTCCTGGCTGCCGCCTTTGCTGGCGGTGCCGGGTACCTCAAGGGCGCGTCAGCGGGTCGCGCTGAGATCCAGCAGGCCTGGGATCAGGAGAAGGCGAAGCTGGCCGAGGAGCACGCCAAGGCAGTCGCTGCGGCGCGTGAGAAGGAGCAGCAGCTGCAGGCCCAGGCAGACCATTTGAGACAGGAGAAGGATGATGAGATTCGATCGATTAACGCTCGCGCTGCCAGTCTTGCTGACAGCTTGCGCAAGCGCCCCGAGCGCACCGCCCAGGCAAGTGCCGTGTCCAGTACCACCAGCGTTGGATGCCCCGCCTGCGTCTGCACTGGAAACTCGCTTTCTCGAGAGGATGCAGAATTTCTTGCAAGGGAAGCTGCCCGAGCCGACGAGCTCCGCGCCAGCCTCGCCCAATGCGTCAAGCAATACCAAGCCTTGAGGCTCCCCTCGACCCGCTAGGAAGGTCACTCCTACCTATCGCGGCCTAGCGGATCGTTTCCCCGGCGTGTGCCGGGGTTTTTTTCTACTTCTCATTGGCAGGCACTGCGGCACCCAGCGCGTTGATCCTGCCGCTGTACGACGCTGTGTGGCGCATCCGGTCAATGCTGTTGATCCGCTTCAGCTGCAGCTCATTGACCTCGCGCAGCTCCTTCAGGATGGTCATTCGCTCCCGAGCTGGTCGCTTGCCGGCCTTGGCGGTCTTGTCGGCTAGATCCTCATAGGCCTGCTGCCATTCCTGCTGGCTGGCGTGGACGGAGAACGGCTGCTCCTTGCCTGGCACCATCAGCGGCCAGTCGCCTAGCACAACAACTTCTGCATCAGGTTCTGCAGATTCTGCAGAATCGTTCGGCGAATCGACATGGATGAGCTCGATCTCGATCGACTCCGGCGGCGGCTCTGACGGTAGCGGTATGTCGTCATTGAACGGCGGGAACTCTGCGACCACTGGTGCCACGTCGATCGGCGGCGGTGCGATCGCATCCAGCGGGTTGGCCGGCTTGGCTGGGGTGACATCCTTCTCCCGCGGCTTGGCTTCATCTGGGTAGTCGGCTGCCTCCTCGGCGGTGATCAGACCCTTAAGCACGTCAGGGAAGGCATCGCGCAGGGCAAAGCCTCGAGCTCGCATCTGGAGCATGCGCTTGGGGTATGCGCTTGGGGTATGCCTGCCACGGCCCCTGCTTGCCCCACAGCCCTGCCCGTTTGGCGTCTTCCACTGAGAACCTGGCGATCACCGGGTTGCGACCCTTGCGCTTGGCGATGCAGACTGCCACCGGGTTCGGCGTGCCTTCGTTTTCGATGTGTTCGTCGATGCCCTCGCAGACCGGCGAGGCCTGCACCAGGGCCATCATGGCGTCGCCGTAGACCGAGGGCTTGCCGTTGATGACCGCGATGTTCTGCAACGCCTGCATGGGTGCGAGACCCAGCTCATAGCCCCATTGCACGCAGACCATGATGTCCTGCGGCTTGCCCTGGTAGGCACGCGGCACCATGCTGGACTCGGCCAGCATCTTGGAGAACTCCATCGCCTCGCCCATCGTGGCGGGCGCAAAGCCTTGGCGATTAGTTGTGGTCAGCTGAGTCATGCTTTTCCCCCTCCGGTAGGAATGCTTCGATGGTGTACAAAACCAGCGCGGTGAACGACTCGACGATTTCGAGCGCTTCTTCTTCGCTGCATTTTGGGATGGTGTTGAGCAATGCGACGACAGCGCGGTCGTGTGCCTTCTCAAGATTGGTTAGTTCGCGTGTCATGCTGTTGCCTCCTTAACTGATAGGGTTGACTGCCGGATTGAGTACGCCTCCTTTGCCGGCACAATTTTTTGTGGCTGTGCTTTAAAGCTGCGCATCGGCCATTTGATTTCGTACTTGCCGGCGATCGCTTTGCCTGCATTGCCAAGCATCGTCTTAAGCTCGGTCTCTGCTTCGGCACGATCTTTCTCGGCGGTGATTGCCCGGTTCTTGGCGTCGACAATTTTTGCTGCCAACAGCTCGGCCTCGATGTCCAGCTGCACAACGGTGTCAGTCGCGACCGGGTACATCCGGTCGGCATCGTCGCTGTTTAATGGTGGGTAATAGTCGATTTCGCCGGTCGCCTTAAAGGTGTCGAGCTTTGCCTGGAAGGCTGTCGCTATTTGGGCGATCGTTTGCACCGTTTGTTGATGCGGCGCAAAGAGGAAGACACGCAGTGCTGTACCTTGGTACAAGACGCAAAGTGCGCCCCATTTAGACGAACAAATATCCATCTGACCTTGCAGCTGTATCGGGCCACGGTACAAGGCAGGCGCATCCTCGGGCTGCACTGCGGTCAGCTTGGCCTCAAGAATTCCGACGCCGTCCAGCCGGATGCTGTCTTGGCCGATTACATAGATCCCGCGGTCAGGGTCGGTGGTAAGGATCTGACCGTGGCCGTCGCCGGTGCCGTCCAGGCTGCAGCACAGCGGCAGGCTTTCGTGGAAGCGGGCTTCGTCGTGGTCTGTGACCAAGTCAGCCAGCTGTAGGCGCTCGGCTGCCTCGCGCAGGATGACGGCTTCAAGCCGGTCGCCCCAGGCCATCGATTCATTCTGCTTATTGTCGCGCTTTTCGCCCCTGATGGCAGCGATTGAGAGCTCGAGTTCGTCGTTCGGTGTGCTGTACCTAGACAGCCCCATGATTGCCGGCAGCCGGCTGCAGGACAGCATGGTGTCCGGGGTTTTTTTACCTGCCATTTAGTTCTCCTCCGCAAGTTTGTAGACGCGCACGACTCGGGCGTGAGCGGCCTTGTGGGTGGCCTCGGTGAAACCGACTGCCGTGAATTTTTTTGACCTGAAAACCGCGCCCAGGACGGACGGGTGTGTCTCAGCGGGCAAGCGCAGCTGTGCTCTTATGTCGTTGATGCACACCGTGCCTTGTTGGCGGGCGATCTCAACGGCTAGTGCTCGACAGCGTTCTAGGAACTCTGTGTCTCTGTGCTCAAAAAGAGTCAGCTGGGCGTCGCGCAGGGCGCGACCCAAGGTGGCGGTCTGCATGGCCGCCTCCTAGCTGAAATAAGCGAATACCAGCATCGCCCCGAACAGGGCGAAAAGGATCACCTCGAACACCGCTTCGGCGATCGCCTGCCGGCGCTCAGGTCTGAGAATTGCTTGGATGCGGTGGTCTGACCAGGGGGTCAGAGAGTCGTGCTGCGCTGCAAGAGTCTTGTGTTTGTCGCCGCAATTTTCGGAATACAAATTATGCGACAAACCCCATATGTAGTTGTTCCGGCTCGGAAAGTCGGAATACACATATGCGCTGGATTTTGCCCGTGTAGTGTCATGTTTTGGCACCATTTTTTACCCCTTCCGTTGTCATTAAAGCACTTATAAAAATTCAAACGGTGATTTCCGTCTGACCTACTACCTGTAGGGGTTGTCGGTTAGTTTCTTAAACTCGGCCTTACCTACTTTTTTCTCATTGCGATGATGAAGTTCGCGCTTGGCGGCCTCCATCGAGTACCTGGCCTCAAGGATGCGCCAGATGTCGGTTCGCTCATCTTCCCAGGCGATCTTAGTCAACTCTTTGGAGAGTTCGTTAAAGATCTTGGCTGCCCATTTCACGTCATCAATGACCAAAATGGGCACATCAAGCCGGCAGTTGAGCCCGCGGCCAACCCGGTTGAAATACTTAGCCACGGTCTTGCGATCTAGGTCTTTCATGCCGTCGAGCGGCTTAATAGGTTGGTAAGTCATTGATTAATATCCTTATAATATTCGTACTGTATTTTTGAACAGTATATCACCGAGAAATATCGTCATCAAAGTGCTGTTCAATCAGCCTGTTTTTTTCTGCTCTGGCCTTGCTCATGTCTTGAGCCATCAGCTGCAGATTTTTTACTTGTGTCTCATCAAGCGGTTGCTGATTGTTCTTCTCATACCGGCGCACCAGGTAGCCGATCAGCAGGGTTGTGGCGAGTAACCCGCCGATCACTAGGAAAGGTTTGAGCTCGCCCATCACTTAATCCTTTTGAGCAAGTTCGATACCTGGCTGGGGTGCCAGTCATTGTTGCCGCGGGGTGTCTCTATGCCGCGAGCTGTGAGCGCTGCGGCGATGTCGCGCAGGGTGTCAGCGCCTGACTTCTTGATGATGTCGCGCACGATCGGCCCGACCTTGTCTGCGTAGGCGTCGGCCTTTGCCTGGATGACCTTGACGCCCTCGGCGCTGCCGATCTCCGGCGTCGGGCTGCCGAGCTTCTTGCCCTGGCGCTTCAGCGCACCCAGCGCGTCCTTGGTGCGCTCAGAGATCCGCTTGGCTTCGTACTCAGAGAACACGCTGACCATCTGCAGAAACGTGCGGTCGGCCTGCGGCATGTCGGCGCAGACAAACTGCACCTTGCCGTTCAACAGCGTTGAGAT